AGAGAAAGTGAAATGTGTTGCGGGTGATGGAATCGAACCACCTATTCTGGCTTATGAGGCCAGCGACTTACCAGTTGTCCTACCCGCAATAGACTATCTTTGCAGGCTTTCAAGAGCTCGTCTCTTTACTCACCTGCTACTGCGCCAACTAGCGACCTCTATAAGGTTAGAGGTACCATAAGATAGTGACAGTTTAACCACCTATCAGGTGTACTGTATGCTTTAAGGCTTTATAGTTGGGCCTAAAAACATAAGATTAATTGCAATGATCACACTCATTATCATGATGACAATCCCAACACATATTCTCATTAACAGGAATAGGTTGACCACAACCACATACATTGATATAGTCTATTTTAACATGACCATACCCCTCATGTCTCTTAATAGCGTTACAGTAAGTACATAGTCCATTACTGTGGAGTAATGTAGGGACTTTGCCATCTGAATGGCTTGCTGAACAACTATTATTATTACATTTAGGGTAGGTCATATATATCTCCTGTTTGGTATAAGTTTATGCTATTTACACAACAAGTAAAGGGGGAAATCCCCCAATGCCTAGCTGTAACTCTCTACATCTTCTTGGTCTGCTTCATCCATTATCATACCTTCAACAGTGCTACCAGTAAACCAGTAATCATTACCATTACGGGTGTTAATCCACTGACCATAGGTTGTGTTACCATCTCTCCACACCTTACCACTGAATCTGATTTCAGATGACACTAATTTGCCCTCAATTGCAAACATTATAGTTACTAGCTGTCCTTTTGTAAACATATTAACTCCTTTTATTTGAAATGAAAAATAACGTAATTAGATATAGAAAAACCTAATCACAAGCGGGCGGGTGGCGAGTATAGAGTGTACATAGAAATTCTATAATTTTTGAAAGTAGCTTGTTTTTAACTAAAAGTTGTTTTATATTTTAAAAAGAAGGGGGGGCTTTTTATGGGATGTTACTCGTATTTTTCGAATTGTTGTAATTACACTGAGAGTAGATATTTAGGATTGTCTTACCAAATACCGACCAATGAGTCGGTTCCTAGATAGAACCTTGTAACTACTTGGTTTTACTAGATTTTTAATTTTAAAATAATTATTGCATGTAGTTAGTAAAAGATAGTAATATAGTAGTACTAACTATGTTTAAAATGGAGGTTATTATGGCAATGAAGACTTATTACTTAGAAATTGTTATAGATACTGAAACAGATGAGGTTGTCTTAATAGACGAAGAAGTTGTAACTGAAAGACCTTCATATGTAGTTGGTAATTATGATTTGGCTGATTACTTTGACAAGGAAGACCTTGATCACATGGAAAAGAATTATATTCATGGGGAATCATAAAACTCGCTTCGCAAGTTTTGAGCCTAGATACAAAAGGAGTACATAATGGTATATGATGAAGTAATAATGAATAGGAGTGGTCATAATGTACAAAGCACATTGTCTAGTTTTGGTAAATTATTAGATGAGGCAATGTATAAAATAAGCATACTAGAGGATGAAGTAGCATCTCTTAATGCTCATAAGGAAGAATCTAAAGGAGAGAATAATGGACACATGGAGTCTAAACGAAAAGTATAGTCTAGAAGTTAAGAAGATAAATGATGAAATATCATTATTAAAAACTAACTTTACTAAACTTTACGAGCATGTTAATAATATAGTAAGTGAAATAAAAAATAAGGAGCAAGATAATGCCAAGCCCAAAAAAGTGCGGACAAAAATTTCCAAAGGGAAGTAAAGCCTATAATGATTGTGTAAATTACAAAGGAATGAAAAAAGGCAATTCCCCTATGAAAAAAGGTTATTAATGAAATATCATAGATGACCACAATCAGGTAAACTTCATCGGGTCGATGAAAAGCATGATATGCCTGATGGCAGTAAGATTCAAGGTAGTGAAACTCCTAATTTTAACTATACCTATCCTAATAACAAATATAAAGAAGGTAAATGAGAGTTTATCGTGTTAATGGGATAGAGCATAAGGTTTTTGACCCAGAAGATATACTTCCAGAAGGAGTTGTTATTCGCTCTGATTGGAAGAAGGGTCAGGTTGGTGATTGGATAGAAGCTGATGATGGTTGCGTTATACAGGTACTAAGGAGAGGTACCATGCATAAAAACAAAGGGAAAAAGAGAGAAGTTGATTATATTGGTACCTGTACTGGCTCTTTTCCTTTGTATAAGACTACTAAGATGGACACATCTCGTAGACTTAATATATATTCGTTTGGTGGTGAACGAACAGCTGAAGACGCAGTAATTGATAGAACTAACCTGACTAAATTTGAGCGTGTCTTTGTGATGTATCTTGCAAGAGGCATAACTCCGACGCAAGCATATTTAAAGGCGTTCCCAACGAACGATCCTAGTTATGCAGCGTTTAAGTCAGCTACATTAACAAGTACAAAAAGGATAAGAACTGCAATGAAAGAAGAACTAAAACCAGTAATGGAAGATTTAGGCATAGATGAGAAAATGATTCTTGAAGGAATTAAATCTGAAGCAGTAAGCGCAGATAGAGCAGATACTCGATTAAAAGCATTATTTAAGTTATCTGATATTATGGATCTTGAAGATAAGAATAAGACACAAGTAACTCAAATAACTGGAACTGCATTTGGTGGGTTTTCTCAAGAATTTTTAGAAAAAGCAGAAAGACCTAAAGAGCTAAAAGGATAATATGGACATAAAAAAGCAAATTAAAATAGAAAATACACTCATCAATAGTATGATATCTGATAAAGAGCCATGGGATCCTAAAGCAGTAGGACAAGAATTATACTCTAAGCAACCTTTTGAAAAAAAGCTAGATTTAGATAGAGAAGCATTTAAATACTTTGTAGAAAAGTATGAAGCAAAAAAAATAGATAATCCAAAATTTAATGATATTACATTTGAGAATTTTCTCAAGTTAGAAAGACCTGAAGATGAATTTATGGAAGAGTTGAGAGATCCTAATAGATATAGAGACGCAACAATATCAAAGGTATGGAGAGATATGTACGGAGGAGATACGGGACTACTGAAAATATCAGCATTAGAAGGAAAGAAAAGAACTATAATAAATATAAATGGCTAATATAAATAAGCATAATGTCTCTAAGATGGAGGAAGAGCTTCAATTAGCCTATAAGGATATGATTGCATTTGGTAAGTTGTTTTTGCCTGATGATTTTATGAGGAGTGAGACTCCTTTCTTTCATTATGAAGTAGCTGATATTATTTCAAATAAAGAGTATAGACAAACGGCTGTAATATTGCCTAGAGGTCATGGTAAGACAGTATTAACTAAGTGCTCTATTATGCGTGATTTTTGTTTTGCGCAAAGCCCTTTGTTTTATGGTTGGGTAGCTGCATCTAGTAAGATTTCAGTTCCTAATCTAGATTATATTAAATATCATTTAGAATATAACGAAAGAGTGTTATATTATTTTGGAAATTTAAAAGGTAGAAAGTGGACAGAAGATGACATTGAACTTTCAAATGGCTGCAAGCTTATCTCGAAGTCAAACCTTTCGGGCATACGTGGCGGGGCTAAGTTACATAAAAGATACGATCTTATCATCCTTGACGATTTTGAAGACGAAAATAATACCGTTACGCCTGAGTCTCGTTCTAAAATCGCAAATCTTGTTACAGCAGTGGTGTTTCCTGCTTTGGAGCCAGCTGATGGCCGTCTTCGTATTAATGGTACGCCTGTGCATTTCGATGCGTTTGTTACGAGGATTCTTAACGGTGATGCAAAAGCTAAAGCTGCGGGCGATGATTATAGTTGGAAAGTAATAACATATAAGGCGATCTTGCCTGATAATACTCCTCTTTGGCCAGGATGGTTTGGCAAAGAAGAGATGGAGAGAAAAAAGAAATTTTATTCTGATTCTGGACAACCTCAAAAATTTTATCAAGAATATATGATGGAGGTTCAGAATGAGGAAGATTCCATATTTAATAGGAATCATATTAAGTATTGGAATGGCAACTATGTATACGATGAAGAAACTGGGGTTTCATATGTTCATACTAAAGAAGGTGATGTTAAGCCTGTCAATGTTTTTGCAGGGGTTGACCCCGCTACTGATTCTACCCGTAGGGATAGTGATTTCACTGTTTTATTGTTTGTGGGGGTTGATAACAATAATAACATTTACATTCTTGAGTATTTACGCAAGCGGTCTTTACCTGTATTGGGGATTCCAGGGGAGCCTAAAAAAGGGATTGTTGACTATATGTTCGATTACAACAATATCTATCATCCCAACTTATATACAGTTGAAGATACAACGATGTCGAAACCGATTTTTCAATCGTTGAATGCAGAGATGAGAAGAAGAAATGATTTTGGCGTAAAGTATGTGGCAGAGAAGCCTGGAACTAGAATGTCTAAAAGAGACAGAATCCAGGAAATATTAGCACAAAGATTTAGCATTGGAAGTGTACATTTGAAAAAAGATATGTATGACTTGCAACATGAGATAATAACTTTTGGACCTAGGATGGGACATGATGATACTATAGATGCATTAGCTTATGCATGTAAGTATGCACATCCTCCTAAAGGAATGAAAGAAACTAAAGAAGGTTGGAGAAAACATGTACCAAAGGCAAAAAATTGGATCGTAGCCTAGTAATAGAAACTCCCATCGGATCTATTGCATCTGACTCAGGAAATCACACTCTTGATGTTATCACGGTTATTGGAGTTATAGGTGTATTGTATATTGGTAAAATATTAATTAAAAGGTTTATAAAATGAGAGAATTTACAAGTCAAGAAAATTTAGCATTTCAAATAATGCAAGATAGAAATCCGATGCAAGTTGCAATGGAAGCAGAGGCAGGAGAAAATTTTAGATTATCAGACGAAGAAGTAGAAAAGTATGGGAATTTAGCAAGATTAATGGTTAGTTATAGTCCTGGAGAATCATATTCAACTGCTCCTTTATATAACGTAGGAGAAGATAGAGAATATCAAGAAAGATTTTTTGGGCCAAATGCAGAAAATCGTGATAAAAATTTAGAATTGTATAATATTTTTAAAAGTGGAATAGGAGGAATAGGAAATTTTCATGTAAATATGGGACAAGGTAAAAAGAATATGATAAAAGCTTGGCAGAATATTATGTCTCCTATACTTTTTCCTGATTTAGAATATAATGAGTCTGGAGATTCTTTTTGGCATATGGATCCTAATGATGGAGCTTGGATGCCAGTGATGGATCAAAGTACTATAGATTTTATTGATAGTAATGCAGTAAATAGAGATAGACATGAAACAGATAAATATTTTGGAAGAATGAAGTTTGCTAAATTTACAAAAGAATATCTAGATTTAGCAGATAAAACCAATGGAAATATTAGACCTGAATTAATGGATAAATTATTTGCCAAATATGATATTTTAGAAGATGGCAAAGGAGCACATTATCTTGAGCCTCCAAGTTGGATACAAGAATTTCAAGAAACACGAGAAGAAGGAAGAATGATTGAGAGTAAACGTTCGCTAAGAAAAAAAAGACTAATGCAGGATAAATAATGAATGGTAAAGGTGACAAATTTAGAGTAAAATGGTCGAGAGAGTATGAAGAAAATTTTAATAGTATTTTTATAAAGGAGAAAGAATGCCGAGATTTGGAAAAAACTCACAAAAAAAATTAAGGACATGCGATGAAAAATTACAAAAAGTATTTAATGAAGTTATCAAACATGTTGACTGCTCAGTGCTTGAAGGTCATAGGAGTGGTGAAAGACAAAACAAATTATATGATGAAGGCAAAACTAAAGTTAAATATCCCAATGGTCGTCATAATGCCAATCCTAGCAATGCTGTTGATGTTACACCTTACCCCGTTGATTGGGATGATAGAGAACGTCAAACTCTTTTTGCAGGGTTTGTTTTAGGTATTGCTAAGTCAATGGGTATAAAACTTAGATGGGGTGGAGATTGGGATATGGACTTTGAAGTTCAAGACAATAAATTTGATGATTTCCCACACTTTGAAATAAGGGACTAAAATGGCTAGACTAGACAAAGAAGCAAAAAGAATAAGACAAATATTCAATAGAGTTAATCAAGAAACAAGAACTCAGTGGGAATATATTAATCAAAAAGGATTTGACTTTGCAAACGATAATCAACTTACAGAAGATGAACGTATTGCATTAGAAGAGCAAGGTATGCCAACTTTTACTATAAACAGGATTATGCCTGTAGTCGAAATGTTAAATTACTATGCTACTGCTAATACACCTCGTTGGCAGGCAATAGGAACAGAGGGTTCTGACGCTGATATAGCTGCAGTATTTTCTGATATTGCTGATTATGTTTGGGACAATTCAGATGCTAGCACTTTATATTCTAATGCAGTGAATGATTCTATAACTAAATCTATTGGATATATGTTAATTGATGTAGATCCTGATTCAGATAATGGTATGGGAGATGTAGTTATAAAACAACCTGAGCCATTTGATGTTTATGTCGATCCTAAGTCAAGAGACATGTTATTTAGAGATGCTTCTTTTATTATGATAAGAAAAGTCTTACCGACTACTCATTTAGAAGTTTTGTATCCAAGTTATAGAACTAAAATTAGAAAAGCAAGTTCTGATGAAAATACAGATTATACATATACTGAAAAAGCTGGTGGTGCATACCAAAAAGATTTTGGCTATAAAGATATTGAGAGTAGTGAATCTGTAGATCCTAGAGAAGGAGAAAGTGATAAACTTTTAGAATTATTTGAAACATATGAAAAGATTAGAGTCGAATATGTTAATGTATTTTATAGGGTACCACCAGACCAAGAAACAATAAGACAGATACAATTACAAGTTGATGTCCAAATAAAAGAATTACAAGAAGAATTAAAAGTAAAACTATTAGAGCAGCAATCAGCGATGGAACAACAGGTACAGGCAGGACAAATGCTACCAGAAAGAATGGCTTTAGAATTAGAAAAAGCAAAGCAAGCGGCTGACGCACAGGTAGAGCAGCTCAAACAACAATACATGAGTGAACTGCAAGCACAAGCATCCAAAATAGAAAATGCTGTTATTACTAAAAAAGAATTTGAAAAAATGATGAAGAGTAAAGCTTTTAGTAGTACTATTGTAGATAAAGTAACTTTTTTTGGACAAAGAATAAGGCAAACTGTAGTAGTTGGAGATAAGACGTTATATTCTAAAGTGCTACCTAGTGGAATAACAAACTATCCTATAGTCCCATTTCATTTTAAATGGACAGGAACTCCATTTCCAATTTCTGCAGTAAGCCCTCTTATTGGTAAACAAAGAGAATTAAATAAAGCTCATCAATTAATGGTACATAATGCATCTTTAGGATCTTCTCTTAGATGGATGCATGAAGAAGGTTCAGTAGATACAGATTACTGGGAT